AGCTTTTGCTATCTTCTTAACTAAAGGATGTTCATGATTAGACAGAAAGTTTTTAGTAAATGATGGTGCCTGTGTTTTCTCAGTTCTTTCATAAGGTAGTTTCAATTTGTCAAAAACTTTGGCAATCGATCTTGCTGCCCATATTTGACATTCTTCTCCTGTCTCTTTTGTTACTTCTAATAATAATTGCTTTTCTTGTTTACTTAACTGTTGTTTCAATCTATGAGCGGATTCGGTATCGACACGAACCCCTTTAAATCTCATATCAACTAAACATGGGAACAAATCTGTTTCTAAATTAAATATAGAACCTAGATCTTGGCTGCTTATTTCTTTTTGCATTACTCTCCATAACGCATAGGTAAGCTCTGCATCCCTTTCTGCGTAATTACCTACGTATAATGCGGGTAATTTCCACATATCTGCTTTAGGATCTACACCCCATTCTTGTGCTGCATTGTTTAGTTCTGTTTCATTTTTACCTTGGCCAACAAAATCCCAACCTAAACTATTTAAATCATATCTATATCTATTCTCATTTACTAATGATGCTGCAATCATAGTGTCATAAATCCTACCATTTATTTTAAAACCCATAGATCTAATCCAACAAACATCGTACATTGCATTATGAAATATTTTATCAGATGTAGATTCACAAATATCTTTAAACCATTTCATAACTAAATCTTTATCAAGATTACCACCACCCTCATGATCAAAAGGAAAATATCCTGAGTAGCCATCTGTGGCTACAGCTATACCTACAACTTTACCTCTACCAATAACTGAACCTGTTCCTAATTTTTTTAAATCAGGATCATAAGTTTCTAAATCAATTGCTATTTCTTCTGCATGACGTAAGTCAGGAAATTCTGTAGGCTTAACCCATTCTGTTTGTGCTTTAAATATCATTTTGTTTTTTCCATTCTTTATAACCCTCAGCCCAAGATTCTTTTTTATTTTCTGAATAATCTCTCTCTTTAATCATTTCTAAATAATGTATGGCCTTGTCAATATCTTGTTCTTTTCCTTTCGCTGCATGTCTGCATATATATTTTATAGCTGATCCTTCTGCAAAAGGCAACCTGTTCTTGTTTATAAACTCACTGGGCTGCACGACCATCGATTTATAATGTGATCCTCCAATTTGTTTTTTGTACGCACTCATATAATAAACTCCTTTCGTTTGTTGTTACATTTTACTAAATATAAATTTTGTATCGTTCTTGTTACACCTACGTACCAAACACGATACTCTTCATCTTGTTTTGTTACTGACTTGCTTGCTGCTTTCATTGTGTTGATTGTTTGATTTAAAAACAAAACAACATTTGTTGCTTCTCCTCCTTTCGCTCCATGAATAGTTGATACTGTTATTCTTGGATCTTTATTTATTTTTTCACCATTCAATAACATGGCTCTTAAATAATTTATTTTTGATGATGCTACATTATCAAATGCATCATACCATTCCAAACTGTAATTAGGTTTACCTTTTATTTTTTCTAATAGTCTTTGTTTTTGTATTTCTGGTATACTTTCTCCTTTTCGTAATTTATTCCAATGTTCTATATCTTCGTATAAATTTTTAGCTATACTGTTGCCATCTGCTGTTTTAAAAAATAAACCTCTTTGTTTTAATATTGCCGGTATTGGTTTTAACAAAGGATTTGTTCTTGCAAGTATTAACCAAGATCCTTTAGACATATCTATGTCAATAAATTTATATACTTCAAATGTTTGACCTTTTTCTTTTTTTGGTAAATAATCTTTTTCTAATCTATTATCTTTTACTCTAGTTATTATAGATAATGCTTTTTGTTGTATTTGACTTGGAACTCTTTCTGATTGTTTTAATGGCATTTCTGTTGCGTCCCAATCAATAAAAGAATCTACGTCAGCACCAGCCCAACCAAATATTGCTTGGTCATCATCTCCTGCTATCCATACATCACAACCATTGTCTTTTTCTATTTTCTCAATCATAGCCCATTGTATTTTAGATAAATCTTGAGCTTCATCTATAAAAATTACATCAAGTTTATTCTGTATACTTCCTTGTTCTAAAAACTTTTCTAACATGTCTGTAAAGTCAATAAGACCATAAGTTTTTTTATAGTTTTGTATTTCAATATCTATTGCCTCTAGTTTATTTCTTTCTATTTTTCCAAGGTGTTCGTTAAGATCTAGTTGTTCTAATGTTTTTATTTGTCTTACTCTTGCCAAATTTATTAAATTTAAATACTCACTGCTTGATGAAAAAATGCCGTTCCATGAATCTTTTTCATAAGATGCATATTGAATTTGTATACCACATGTTTCACCTATGGCTTTGTAGTGTAACTCATTCATTACATTTTCTTCTTTCAAACCTAAATTGTTAAACGCTAACGAATGTAGAGTTTTAAAATATTTTATATCTTTTTTACTAAGATTTGGTTTTTGTTTTAAAAATCTATCTCTTGCCTCTTCAGATGCTTTTCTTGTAAATGCAAAGTATCCTATTCTATCTAATGATATATCTGTATCTAAATATAATTTAACTTTATCTAATAATGTTTTAGTTTTTCCTGTGCCTGGTGGTCCTACAACTTTATATCTCATTAATGCTTATTTCCAATCATTTCAAAAAATCTTTTAATTAATCTATACCATTCATTTTTATATTTAATATTACGTGTTCTTTTGTATTCTATTGCAGCTTTATCAATCTGTTTTAATATATGCATTAATAATTATCTCCTTTTCTTTGTACAGGTTTATATTCTATTTTATCTATGTGTAATTGTTGAACTTTACATACTTTTTCAACTTTGCCTTCTACTTTAAGTGAGTAATTAAATTCTACTTTAAATCTTTCTTTTAACTTCTGTCCTATTTTTTCTTTTGATATTTTCCAATCACTACCCAAATGATTAAGAAAAGATTGATATTTAAAAAAATGAAAACCTTCTTCAGTAAGACAAGAACCTAATCTAATTTGTATTCTTTGTTGTGCTTGTGGTCCATTTATACAATATTGATAAAGCTCATTACCTAAAATATCATCTGTGCTTGTACCTTCAGGTGGTTTAATATTCTGACAACTTTTTCTCCAATCATTTAACTTAGCTCGCCAATCTTTTGGTTTTATAGGTTCAAAATATATTCCTGTTTGTTCCCATATTAAGTTTAACACTTCTTTTTGTGTAGTCATTAATTTTAAGTTAGGTATAATAACTTCTATTTTATCATCATTAGGCATTACAACATTAAATCTATATTCTGGCTGTTCGTATTTTATAATTTGAAAATCTGTAATATCTGGAAAAACATTTATACTATCTGATTTAACACCATACGTTCTTGAATAACATAGGCTACGCATACATTTGTCTTGTATTGGATCTTCATAACAAGTATGTCCTGCTGTTTCCTTGTCCCATGCTTTTATTTTTTGATCTAATTTAGATTTATCCCAAGGTGACTCTAAGTATTCGTAGTTTGCTTTTGATACAAAGTCGGGCCATTTATCTTTATATTTTTTCTTAGCAAAGACCATGTAATTATACATAAACCTGTCTCTACCATCATCTAGTTTAACTCTAGAACACAATGCAAGACACGGTGGTCCATCATTAAACTCTGGATTAGTTCCAACTAAAATATTTTTATGTGTTTCGTCTACCAAAGAATCTAGTTTGTCTTTATCTATTTTAGATTCATTAGCTAATTGTACAAATTGTTCTAATGATAGTTTAGAATTATTCTTATCTACAGCGTATCGTTGTGTCTCCCCATTATTATAATATGGTAAGTTAATAAAGTTACCTGGTTTTATGTTGCCTTTGTCATCTTCCTTTAATTCTTTCTGCTTTGGAAAAATTTCTGTAGTAGGTTTTAAACCTAGGGGCAACAGAAAAGCTTTTAAAGCCTCTATTAAATCTGATGTTGGTATTGGTTCTTTTAAAAATATATAACAATGTAATCCTCCACTTTTTGACATTAGCGGAACTAA